ACGAGCTACAATAAATCCGAAGGGAGCTTGACAAACATCAAGCTCCCTTTTATAATGAAAGTAAACTCTTAAAGATATGATCAAAGCAGAACGTGTAAAAATTCTTGTAACCAGAAATGGCGACAGCATCATTTGTGATGTTCAAGAAGCAGTCAATAAGGAAACCAATACTAGGGAAGCGTTTGTGATGACCTTTCCATATCGGATTGAAATAGATTCAGCTGAACCAGCTCCTGATCAGTTGATTGGAGATCAGCAAGTTAGTGTTCGTTACTATCCTTGGAATCCTTTAACTACTGATACTAAGATTGCAGTTGCTGCAGATTACATTATCACTATTATGGAACCATCACCCAGCGTGAGAGATACATATATTGATAACATGAAAAAATTAACTGGTGATGTAGAATGAGTGTAAAGATTTTATTACTCAGGACTAATGAAGAAGTTATTTCTGAAGTAAAAGAGATTACAGAAAAGGATAGTGAAACTCCAATTGGATATCATTTACACAAACCTTTCAGATTAGAAATAGTTCAAAACGATATTGAACTAAATCGTCAGAGGGGATATCAAGTAAGTTGGTTTCCTTGGGCTCCACTGAGTAAAGATAAAGATTATTTTCTTCCATATAATTTTGTCGTTACAGCATATGATCCTTTAGATAGTATCACAGTTCAATATCTGGGTGCTATTCAAGAGGAAAAGTATGAACAGAATTTCCAAAAGCATGAGGAATACATTGCTGGAGGTGGATATTCTGCTTTAGATATGGAAGAGTTATTTGAACAAGCTGAACAAATGTTGGAGGATGAAGATGGAGATGGAGATACAGTTGATCCTGTTGAAGATGGGAACTTATCTGATCAGTCATGTGGAGCAGATGGACATGGAACCGAGCTGCCACCTGTACAAACCGATGGAGGTAGTTGAAACGGGAACTGGGTATGTCTTGGAACCCTTTCCGAAGTGGTCGGATGATGAAGATGTCTTGATTTATTCGGAGATGCTTGCTACAATGGTGACGCCAGACCAGGCTCTGCTTGAAAAATACCAGATGATGATTAAATGAGTTTTTATACAAATGTACAATTGGTTGGGGAGGACATTCTCTACATTGGATATGAGCGTGGCGAACGCATTCAACGTAGAGTAAAGTTTTCTCCAACTTTATTTGTTGTGACCGACAAGAAAACCAAACATAAGACTTTGGATGGTCGTTATGCCAAACCTATTCGGTTTGAATCTGTCAATGAAGCAAAGGACTTCATTCAAAAATACAAGGACGTTGCCAACTTTGAGGTGCATGGGTACGACAGGTTCTTGTATCAGTTCATCTCGGAGAGCTTCCCAGAGGAAGTCCCCTATGATCTTCAGGATCTTAAGATTACGTCTCTTGATATTGAAGTGGCATGTGAAAATGGCTTTCCTAACGTGCAAGAGTGCGCGGAGCCTCTTCTTAGTATTACAATCAAGGACTATACTTCAAAGCGGATTAAGGTCTGGGGAACTGCACCGTATAAAAATGATCGCAAGGACGTTGAATATATCCTGTGCGACGGCGAGGAACATCTGCTTCGTAGTTTTCTTAACTATTGGACTCATCATTTCCCAGATATTCTCACAGGTTGGAACGTAGAGCTATACGACATTCCATATATTTGTGGACGCCTGACTAGATTGTTTGGCGAAAAGGAAATGAAGCAGATCTCTCCCTGGAATATTGTTCATAGGGAAGAGATGGAGATCAAGGGAAGACAGCAAATTCTGTATAACATTTATGGAATTTCCGTCTTGGACTATCTGGATCTGTACAAGAAGTTTACATATACCAATCAAGAATCATATCGTCTGGATCATATTGCCAGTGTGGAACTGGATGCAAATAAACTGGATCACAGTGAGTTTGAAAACTTTAAAGACTTCTATACTAATAACTGGCAGAAGTTCATTGATTACAACATTCATGACGTAGAACTTGTTGACCGTCTTGAAGAAAAGATGAAGTTGATTGAGTTGGCAATCACGCTAGCTTATGATGCCAAAGTAAATATGAAGGATGTTTACTATCAGGTCCGAATGTGGGACACTTTGATTTATAATTTCTTAAGGGAACGCAACTTGGTTGTGCCCCCAGCTCTACGTTCAAGTAAAGATGAGAAATATGCTGGTGCCTACGTTAAAGATCCTAAGCCTGGGTTTTATGATTGGGTTGTTTCTTTTGACCTTAACTCTCTATATCCTCACCTGATAATGCAATACAACATTTCTCCAGAAACGTTGATTGATAAGAAGCATCCATATGCAACGGTAGATAAGATTCTAAATCAAGAGATTTCTATTGATGATAACTATGCTACCTGTGCAAATGGTGCTCAGTATAGAAAGGACATTCGTGGATTTCTTCCTGAGATGATGCAAAAGATTTATGATGATCGCACCATCTATAAGAAGAAGATGCTTGCTGCAAAGCAAGAGTATGAGAACACAAAGAAACCACAACTCGTAAAAGATATTTCCAAATACAATAACATCCAAATGGCGAGGAAGATTCAACTCAACTCTGCCTATGGTGCAATTGGAAATCAATACTTTAGATATTATAATCTTGCAAATGCTGAAGCTATCACCCTATCTGGGCAAGTTTCAATCCGTTGGATTGAGAACAAAATGAATCAGCATCTAAATAAAATTCTTAAAACTGATGATTATGATTACGTTATTGCTTCAGATACTGACTCTATATATCTTAATATGGGTCCTTTGGTGCAGGCTGTATTCAAAGGCAGAGAGGCGACTAGTGAGAAAATCGTTTCGTTCCTTGATAAATTGTGTCAAGTGGAACTTGAGCCTTATATTAAAAGTTCTTACGAAGAACTGGCTGACTATGTGAATGCATATGATCAGAAGATGCAAATGAAACGAGAGAATATTGCATCTCGTGGCATCTGGACTGCAAAGAAACGATACATTCTTAACGTGTGGGATAGTGAAGGTGTTCGCTATTCTGAAGCTAAACTAAAGATCATGGGACTGGAAGCAGTAAAGTCTTCTACTCCAGCGCCATGTAGAAAAGCAATTAAAGATGCCCTTAAGATTATCATGTCTAAGACTGAGGAAGATCTCATTCAGTTTATTGATGAGTTCAGGGGAGATTTCATGCAGATGAATCCCGAGGATATTGCTTTTCCTCGTTCAGCAAATGGCATTTCTAAATTTTCTAGTCCTGCTACAATCTATGGAAAGGGAACTCCAATGCATGTTCGGGGTGTTCTTCTGTATAACTTCTACATCAAGTCAAAAGATTTGATCCATAAGTATCCTTTAATTCAAGAGGGAGAAAAGATCAAATATATTCATCTAAGAAGACCCAATAAAATTAACGAAAATGTAATATCTTTCTTGCAAACTTTCCCACGCGAACTAGAATTGGAGAAATCTATTGACCGCGATCTCCAGTTCCAAAAGTCGTTCTTGGATCCTTTACAAATGATCCTTGATGTGATAGGATGGAAGACCGAGAAAGTAGCTAATCTTGAATTTCTTTTCTCATGACCTATCTTGTTTGGTATCAAAGCAAATTTGGATTTAGTTCCCAAGAATACCGTGAGTTTAAAAATCTAGAAGACGCTCAGTGGTTCGCAAGAGCCATGCAAAGAAGTAACTACAACACTCAAATTATGGAGAACAAGGACAATGAATTTTTTAAATGACATTGTAAAGGAGATTGGAAATGAGTACGCTGGAATTGTCGCTGATGGCGTCGCTGCAGGGGACTGCGATACTTTTATTGATACAGGTAGTTATATATTCAACGCTCTTGTATCGGGTTCTGTATTCGGTGGGATCCCGTCAAACAAAATTACGGCTATTGCGGGTGAATCGTCAACTGGCAAAACTTTCTTTTGCCTCTCTGTTGTTAAGCACTTTCTTGACTCTAATCCACATTCTGGTGTGGTATACTTTGAATCCGAATCTGCCATCACCAAACAGATGATTGAGGAACGTGGTATTGATTCCAAACGAATGATACTAGTTCCTGTTGTTACGGTTCAAGAATTTCGCACACAAGCTATTCGTATTCTTGATAAGTATCTGGAGCAAAAGAAAGAAGACAGACAACCAATGATGTTTGTTCTGGATTCTCTTGGGATGCTTTCAACCACAAAAGAAATTGAAGACTCTGAAGCTGGTAAAGAAACCAGAGATATGACTCGTGCTCAGATTGTCAAGTCAATCTTTAGGATTCTTACGCTTAAGCTTGGTAAAGCAAATGTTCCAATGCTGGTTACTAATCATACCTATGATGTAGTGGGTGCATATGTTCCTACTAAAGAAATGGGTGGTGGTAGCGGACTTAAGTATGCGTCATCCACTATCATCTATCTTTCCAAATCTAAAGAGAAAGATGGAAAAGAAGTGGTAGGTAACATTATTAAGTGTAAAGCTCAGAAGTCAAGAATGACTAAAGAAAACTCTCAAATTGAAACGAGACTTTACTATGACGCCAGAGGATTGGACAAGTATTATGGACTACTGGAACTGGGTGAGAAGTATGGAGTCTTTGAACGTAAGGGGAATCGCGTGGTTGTTGGGGAATCTTCCGTTTATCCTTCTGCTATTCTTGCCGATCCTGAGAAGTACTTCACCGAGGAAGTGATGGAGAAACTTGACTGGGCAGCTGGACAAGAGTTCAAGTATGGGGTAGACTGATGCAGATGGCAATCTTCCCCCATGGAATCTACAAGTATTCTGTGGAAGACACTGATCAAGTGTGTGATAGGATGATGGCAATCTATAACGAAGGTCGTTTTCTTCCAGAAAACAATGTGACCACATCGTCCTCTAAGTTCTTTAGTACCTTTGATAACATTTCTGGATTTGAATTGCTAACAGATAACTATCATGAAATTCTTAAACA